TGATTCGGCCATCAGCTTCTTCAGCGTCGATAGACGGACGTATGTGCCGGAAGCGCCCGGCTGCCCGTCGCCTTGGGCGGCGTCACGGTCGTCGGCGGCGGGCTCGGCGCCAGTGGCATCCGAGCCGGTCGCGTCGGGCGGTGACGAGGCCGTAGCCTGTGCCCGCAGTTCTTCAAGTTGCTCCTCAATCTGTTCAAGTTGGTCGGCGAGCGACCCTGTGGATCGCTCATCAACGAGCGCGCCCGTGTCGGTGGGCACGCTCACGATGGAGAACTCGGTCATGTCGGACTCGGAGACCCGGGGTGGCGACTCCCCGCGGGCAATGTCTTCGGTGCGCCAGCCAACGCTTGCGGCGTTCAGGTACCCGCGTTTCACCTGGTCCTTGATGCGCTGGCTGAACTCGTCGTCGTACCACTCAATCGTGGCGAGGTAGCCGTTCTCGTTCCGCTCAATGTCCACCGTCTTCGCAATCGGCTGCTTGCCCCGTCGCTGATCGCGGCCGTGCTGCCAGAGCACGACGGGGTTCTCCCGGTAGGCCGAAAGGTCCATCCCGTCCGCGTCCAGGACCATGCCGTCCCGGGCCACGTCCTCCGTCATGAACTGAATCGTCGTCCTCTCCCCGTCAGAGCTCATGCGGATCTCCGAATCCACGACGGCGCGGTTCTGCCCGAACGCGCCCCGGATTTCCGTTTGCATGGACCGTTCCGGCAGCTCGTCAATTACTTCAAGCGTGTCGGGCCGGTGCACCGTCGTGACGTCAGCCATCATCCACTCCTCTTCGTCGTCGTCCCACTGCATGTGGTCAATCTCAACGACGGGGTTGTCCTCAGACGCCTCCATCGTCGTCTCGTCCTCGGCGCCGCTATCGGAAGTCACTTCTCCGTCGGTGTGCACCTCGGCCACCTCGCCGTAGCGGGTCGCGTTGCTCGGCCCCCACGTGACGAGCGTACCCTTGCTCAAGCCGGACGCATCGGCCCGCTCCTCGCTCGCGTTCAACGCGGCAATCTGGTCGTCGGCCTCGTCCTCGGTGTCGTGACAGCCCTCCACCTCGCCCGTGCTGTCTTTCACAACAGCGATGCCGTCGCAGTCCTCGTGGTCTGTTTTCTTACTCCAGGGCATACAGTCGCGGGCGTGTCAACAGAAAGAGCCTCACCGCTACAACAGCGATGCGGTTGGCGTAGGTGCAAGGAATCTTTCCTATCACTGCTGCCGGTAAACAATGTCCCGAACGGTCGTCCAGTGCAGGCCGTGTTTATCGCCCAGCCGCTCCCAAGCCCCCCGACGCCCGTACTCGTTTTTCAGCCGCTCGTAGGCGTCGCGAATGCGCCGGTTGCGGTTGACACGGGCGATGCGGTCCCGGTCGGCTTGGCTGTCCCGCTCGGTCGGTTTCAGTAGGTCAGGCATGGCATTAGGTCAGGCTTGACAGATCAGGCTGCTGCTTCTGCTTCTTTTCAAAGGTTTCCTTATCCCGTATCGGGAGCGCGGTGCATCGGCAATTGATGATGTTGGCCGGGCTGCCCTTCGGGTCGCCGGGGAAGCGGAGGTTTTCCGTAGGGCCGCTGCGGTCGGGCCCCACCTGAAACGGCTGCCCCATCCGCACTTGCTGCCCATCGGCTTCTAAGTGCCCGCCCCGCACGCGACCGTCCCGCTGCGAAAGCCACCGCATCCCATACATGTCCAGGTCACGGAAGGCCGTTTGCTGGCCCCGCTCAAACGCGGTCGTGGTCGAGGTCTGCGCGATCCGGCGAGCCCGGGACTGGCTCACGTCCGTGTCAGGGTCGCGGTCGCCGTCGGCCATCTGACGCAGGCGCCGCTGCACGCGATCGGCCGCCTCACCGATGGTTTCGTTGCTTGCGGCCGCCTCTCGGATTTCGTCGTTGATTTGCTTCTGCGTCGTTTCGGAGACGCCCCGCGCTTGGCTGTTGAGCGCCTGCAGGACCTCTTGCACACGCGGGTCGTCGGGATTGAAGTCGGCGTTGGCATCCAGCCGCTCAGCCGCCGCCTCCACCCCGTGCCGCACGAGGTCGGCCATGTGCTCGCCGAACACCTCCTGCAGGTCGCTGATCAGCTCCTCCATCGGCAGGATCTTTTGCGCCGTGAGCGGCGGGGCCTCGTCGCGCTGAATGATGCCTTGCACTGAATAGTCGCCCGCCTCGATGCGCTCCCCTGCCCGGTCGGCAAGGGTGCGGAAGTGCTCCCGCATGTCGCGGAAAAGCGGCCCGGCCACCTGCCGCCGGCGGCGGTCAATGGCCTGCCACTCTTCGACGAGCTCATCCAGAGTCGGCTCTTCGTCCCGTAGCAGCCGGCGTGTCGCGGCCCGGATGTCGCCAGCACCCGAGCCTACAGAAAATCCCCGACCTCGGCATCGGGGTCACGGGCGCCTTGTGGCGCGGGCCGCTGGCCAGCAGGCACCAAGCCCTTGGGGAGGTACGGCTGGTCAAGCGCCTCTTCGTGGCCCTCGGGGACCTCCTCGCCCTGCTCCCGCATGATCTCGGCCGGGGTCACGCCCCGCTTGAGCCGCTGCGCGTTGACCTCCTCCTGCTCACTCTCCGTCTTCGGCGCCACGTTCGGCGGCACGACACGCAGGCTATTGTCTGCACTAAAGGCACGCCGGAGGTTGACAGTCAGCTGCGCCGCTACCTGGTTCAACAGCGGCTGTATGGTCATTTTGAGCACGCTGCGCTCGGCCTGCTCCGCCTCGGCTCGGTTGGAGCCTTGATCCATCAGCGCGCTGTTGATGCCCGTCACGCGGAAAATCACGTCATGATCAAGCTCCTGCGATTCGAGCATCTGGAACTCATCGGGGTTGATGCCGAAGGACCCCGGTTCCATGCCGCCGTAAAAGACGGGCACGCCTTTCACGTCCCCATTCGGGGCCATGTATCGGTTTTTGAACTGCTGCCCCTGCTCGCGGGCCTTATCGGCGCCGATGTTGTTCTCGGTCGTCAGATACAGCATCGACGGCCGCCCTTCGCTGTAGGTCTTGTGCCGGTACTCAGCAGCAGCCCGGTCAGACCGCGTCTCAAAAGCGAGGCTCTCTAGGATCGACATGGTGCCGTGTGGCGTCGTCGGGTCGATGCGCTTGACCTGCACCACGTCGGCGGCGCTCAGGTCTTCGCGGCGGCCGTCAGCCTTGCGGTACACGTAGCCGCTGGGCCCGCCCTCTCGGTTGATCTTCTCCCGGATGCGCCCGAAGGACGGGAAGACCTCCAGCAGCGCATCCGGCGTCCCGAGGCCGTCGTCTCGGACAATGTAGGAGGCGCTCCCCTGCACGTCGGCGGCAAAGCGGGTCCAGTAGTAGAAGAGGTACGCGCTCCGGTACTCATTCGGCTGCCGAAGCAACCGAAGCCACGGGTGGGAGTCTTCCACCGGCTCCATGCCATCGGTCGTCTCGCGCTTGACCATGAGCCCTTGGTGCTCCCCGCCGGGCGTGCAGGACCGCGCAAAGAGCTCGGCGCGCTTGCGCAGGCACGCCTCCAACGTCCCCCGCAGCTCCCGCCGGATCTGCCGCTCGGACGGTTGCCCCCGGTCAAATAGCCCGAGGCTCTGGGAGAGGGTCACATCGGTCTGCGGGGCAACAATGTCGCCGTCGGCCCGCTCGTGTTGGCTCCAGTCAAACATAGTGCATTGTGATCAAGATAAGCGTTCCAGCGGCGTAGACGGCGGCGTGTGCGCGGTTATGCGTGCCGACGTCGAACTCCCACACCCGAGCGCGCACCACCGTGTCGGCGGCGGCGACGAGCGGGTACAGGAGCATCCAAATCAGTAGGTGCGTCATGCGACTACGAATCCTGGTTGTGATCCAGCGTAATGCCGGTGCGCCGCGTACCGCACGGCGTCGGGCGCGTGGTCGTCGGTGTCCACCGGCTCGTCGAGAGGGTCGCCGTTCTGCCGAGTCTGCCACCGGTAGTTGCGGTGTTCACGGCGGGCCTTGTCGCCCTCTGGCCCGCCGATACGAAGTTTGTGCTGCTTCACGTAGTCGATCCCCGCCTTGACGCTCCCCTGCCCCTTCTTCGCCGGCTGGGCGTTGTAGCCGGCCCGCTGCAGCTGCTCAATGCGGTCCGGCTCCGCCGAGTCGCAGATGATCGGGAGCGACGTGGAGACGCCGAGCTCGTCCATGCGGCTCGTGAGGTCCGACGTCGTGAGGTGCGACTCGTGGAGGAGACAGGACACGTCTAGGACCGGCTTCGGGTGCTTGTCGTGTCGGGTCACAGCGACCAGTACCATCGGGTCGTTGTACCCAAAGTCGAGCCCATACACGTCCGGCTCAAACCTGTCGAGGCTGCCTGGTAGCGGCTCGACGTCCCGGTAAATGCTGGCCGCGGGCCGGGCACGCTCCCCGAGCCCGTACACCTTCCACGCCCACGGATCGGTGTGCTTGAGGTTTTCGATCTCTCGGCGCTGCTCATCGGGCAGAAAGGGGTTATCCTTATACGTCGACGTGTACCACCGGGCGCCCTCGCTCCCCTCATACCGGTCCACGATCCAGTGCTCGGCGTCGTGGCTTGGGTTGAAGTCCAGCATGATGCGCCCCTCTGTACGCAACACGAGCTGCTGCCACGCGTCAAGCGGGATCTCGTTGGCTTCGTTGCCCCATAGGTGATCCCGAGACCGGCCGCGAACCTTCTGTTCGTCGTCGGTCGGGAAGTAGTCGATCTCCCCGCCGCCCGGGATGCCGATTTTCTTGTCCGTCTGGTGGTGGCGGGCCGGGTCGTACAGCCCCATCCGCTCCAGCACCTCGACCATGTCCTCCAGCACCGACGCCTTCAGAGCGGGCAGCGTCTTGCGCACGATGGACAGGCGCTCGTCGTGTTCGGCCAAGTAGGTAGCCCAGGCGATGCAGGCGTTGTACGTCTTGCCCGAGCGGGTGCCGCCGCGGTGGATGAGCACACGCGGGGCATCCGGCTCGGTGAGCCAGTCCCGCGTCGCCGAAAAGATCCATGTGGCGTTAATCTGCTGCATCCTCGTCGGGGTCGTTCGGGGTGTTGACGACGTTGATCTGAATCGCCCCTCCATCCTGCCCGCTCAGGGCCGTCTCCTGCTCGGTCTTCTTGTCGCTCCAGTCGTCCGGGTG